AAGTGTTTTCTTGATACATTCTTTGAACAAAGGTGTAGAAATTGGGGTCTTTTTGAAGGTCTTCAGTCATTTTTTCCCACTCGTTTTTTCGCCATACTTTTGTCATTTTTTCCTCGGTATAGTTTGTATAGGTCCCCTTTTAATTTTGTGGATTGTTTGTTTAATCCAATCAAAAAAATTAAAAACAGGGTCTAGGAGGTTCATGTTGGTGTTGCGTCTATCCAATCAGCTTGTGGATCAAACCTTTGGTCAAGCAGTCTCGTGTTCTTTTTGTCCCAATACAATTGTCTGATGTATCTTCCTAAACCAGCATCAGTAGGGAACTCTAAAACCAATTCTTCAAGTTCTTTAAAACCTAAAGATTGGTGCTCTTTGTTTTTTATCTTCATTATATAAGTCCATAAAATTTTCTTGGTCCATTTGGCACTTTATCATATTCTTTTTTTGGAATTTTTTTGCCGTTGTAATAATAAACCTTCTTCCACTCTTGTTTTTTATCTTTGTTCATTTCCCTGTTAAATAGAAACCATAGCCTACGATAGAAGCGCATAAAAAAGACTGCACAACAGCCGTGGTGTAGTTAAGTGAAAAAAGATTGTTAAACGTTCCTAGTAGATATAGAAAATACAAATCGTTTTTGATCGGCAACGTGGACAAATCCAGAAAAACCAAACCAAAAACGATAGTTGTTAGACCGAGCAACCGCAACATCAGTTTTGCACCTTCTTATATATTGCTTTTGCTCGGCTGATAAGAATCTGGCTGATCCTAGCATCTTCGCTAGGATCAATCCAAGTTATCTCTCCTGTTGTTGGGTCTTTCTCAAAAAACACCCTACCTTTGCCCCAACCCAGCCAAACAGCACCTTTGTTGTTTTCGCCGTAGGTTACTTTTGCGCCATTAGTCATTGGACACCTCCAAAAACTCGTGTGTATCAGGAGCATTTGCTCTACAAGGCATGATGCCAACAATGGCGTTGCTTGTTTGAAACACACCAACTTTTTCTGAACTACCGGCAACAAAAGACACCAAATCATTGGACCCTTTTAAAACAAGGTCTTTTAACATAGCCAAATATTTCGGATCAAAAACAACGCTTTCGTTTTCAAGATTCAATTGATCGTCTGCCCCTTCCAAGGCCCAATATTTGAATATCTTCTGCCATTCAGGATAATTCCCTTCAATGACGTTGACTATTCTTGAGTTCACATCACCTTCATCTGTGATGGCGACAGCACCCATGTAACTTTGGTTTATCATGCGCACTCTTTTTCCCTTGCTTTTTTTAAGTTCGGTGAAAAAAGGTAGAACTCTCGATGAGTTTTCTTGGTAGATGTCGAGTATCACACTTTCAAAATCTTCGTGCGGCACAGCCTCTTCATCTGTGTAACAACAAAGAACGTGGCCGTTGGTGGCTACGATGTAAACACCGCCCTCTTCTCTGCGTTCGACAAACACACTTCTTAAATAAAAACGTGCGTCTTTTGGCTTGGCTGCAAAAGCACACGCTCTTGCTAACATCTCGCCGTTTAGGTTATCTATTTGGTTCATAATTAACTCCCGTAATTAAGTTTGTTTTTACAAGCAGTGCCAACCGAAGATGACACTACCCGTCGTTTATCCGTGTAGAAAAACACTTCTCTACACTACTCAAGTCTATCAAACCTATCTTATATATCAAGTTCTTTTTACTTTATTTTGATACACTTGGCTTACTGTGGCTAAAAAAGAATCTTTATTTTGGAAAAAAGTCAAAACGAATTTAAAGTCGTTCCGGCTGATGCGTATTGAATCATGGGTTAATCTCGGTATACCTGATGTATTGGGGGTGTCCCCACGCGGCGTATACTTCACTGCTGAACTTAAAGTAACCCAAAGTAATAAAATTTCTCTTTCGCCACACCAAATCGCATATCACGAAGAAAGAGCAGATGCGCCCGCTTTTATCTTGGCCCAGGTCCTCCGCCCTTCTACCCCTAGAAAATTCACGATGCACCTCTATCATGCGTCCCAGGTCGAGTCGTTGGTCGTCCAAGGGCTAAAAACAGAACCCATATGGACCGGGGACCAAGGTTCTTGGGCCACGCTTGAAAGTTCATGGGGCAAAGCTGTGGATAACTTTGCCATAAACTGTGAATAACCTGTGGATAACTGCTTGCTTGTCTGTTCTGACAAAAGTTTCCCAGGGCGTCCAGGGCCGCAGCGGCTGGTGCGCATAATGTAGCTGTGGGGAAGGCTCTGAAACCCTTTGTTTACAGGGCGCTTGCTTGTCTGTTCTGACAAAGAGCTGCCGTCTCCTGGGCCGGCGTGCGTACAACAGGTGAAGGTAATGTGTCAATAGGCTTGAAGTCCTTGGTCCGTGGGCGCTTGCTTGTCTGTTCTGACAAAAGGCCCGGCGTCCCCTGGGCCGGCTGGTGCGCATAATGTAGCTGTTGGTGCTTGCTTGTCTGTTCTGACAAAGAGCGACGGACGGCGGAGCTGCAGCGGCGTGAGCAATACAGCAGTCGGTAATGTAGCAATCGGAATAAAAGTGTTGCATTTCTATAAGATATTTCGTATAATAACGGAGTGGTTGAGAAACAAGATTAAATTCGGACAAGGAAATCTCATTAAAACTATTCCTAAACAATGCCACACAACTTAATAACAAGGAGAACAACATGGGAATGGACGTTTACGGATTGAATCCAACAACCACAGCACCATCAAGACCTGAACACGACGACTTTGACTCTGAGGATTGGAGCGATTACTTTGATGGTCAATCAATGAGTGGTCAATACTTTAGGAACAACGTTTGGTATTGGCGACCGCTTTGGGACTATATACATGGGCTTTGTGATGAAGTCATCAGTGAAGAGGATTGGGAGAGTGGACACAACAACAGTGGACACGTTATTGATGCGGAGACTTGCAAATATATTTCCAATGCTTTGAAGATCGAGTTAGACAACGGCGGTGTCGAGAGATACGAAAGGTTTTACAAGAAGAGCATTGAAGCGTTGCCTTTGGAAGAATGTACACTTTGCAACGGCAGTGGTCAACGAGACGACCAATATGTTCAAGGCGAGTGCAACGGCTGTCAAGGCGAAGGCGAGCGCAGATCATCTGATTCGCACTACCCTTTTGAGGTGTCAAACGTCAAAGAGTTTCAGCGGTTCGTTGAGAACTGCGGAGGGTTTGAAATCTGCTGACCACCGACCAAGAACCACCAAGATTAATCCAGCATGGGCGCGCTTGGTGGTTCTGAGGGGCGCCCTAGAACAGACGCTTGCTTGTCTGTTCTTTCTAAATACCGACGCGGCCTGGAGCCCTGGAACGCAGCTGTTGGTAAAAGAACACTACACCTCCTTGTTAGTGTGGAAGGTCGTGCTTGTTTATTCCGCCGAGGACAGACAAGCATGGCCGGGCCAGCATGGCTAGGCGAAGCGAAGCGCTTGCTTGTCTGTCCTGTCTAAAAAGTTAATGGCCACCGGGACGCCGTGGCCCGGCGAAAAAAAAGCCACCTTTCGGTGGCTTTTTCTCCTACAACGAGAACTTATTAGGGGGTCAATCTTTCGTTGCAAGTATTCCGCAGATGGCAACAAGAATCGCCGTTGTTACGGCAAACTCCATCATTGTTGCTTCCTCCACTGTTCTATCTTTGATTCAGCAATCAGGTCAATGGCTTCTTCGCGACCGCACCTAAATGAGATCATTACCGCGTTGATTTCTAATTGCATTGAGGTTGAAGTGTCCGAGCAAACCTCTTCGTAGATTTTCTCTTCTGCTTCTAAGTGTTGTAAGTGTGACATATTGTCCTCCTTTGTTAAGTTCATATATAAGACTATCAAACTTATCCCATATATGCAAGAACTATATCTATAAAATAATATAATATATATGTTGACTTATCTTATAAAGTCATTAGAATAGTATATGAACTTAATAAATAATAAAGGGAGGCAAAAATGCCACAAGATATAACAAACCCAAACAACAACCCAAATCTAGGCTTAGTCATGGCACAAGTCGATGATGCCGATGGAAACATCGTCGTATCATTGATCGAGTTATTGACCAACAAAAGAGGAGGCACTTTAACAGATGCAGAGGCAAGAGCATTATCAGCTATCGAAGGCGAGATTAGAAACCTGTCTCATAATCAATTTATTGGTCAGTTAGATAGATTTAATCCTAACGGATTTAACGATGGAGGTGCAGAATGAAAATGTCTGACCTACACATCGAACAAATGGAGAGGGACGAAAGTCCCTCCGCCATTCAAATAGAGAGGGATGTTCCAATGCCTGACCAACTTAAAGGCAGACCACAGTCTCCGGCAAGAGCAGAACTAGAGAAGGTTCTTGACCACCTCAATGTTGGTGACTCTTTCCTACTTCCGGAATCGTTGATAGAACGCGGAGCCGGACACCCTCAAGTCAAAGCCAATGTAAGAGTGGCTTTTAAAAAACGCGACATGAAATGCATTGCAAGAGCAACTGATCTAGGACTCAGGATTTGGCGCACACACTAGGCTGTCCAAGCCTCAGAGCCTTTGCCGAACGTACATGGTAATCAAACCAACAACGACGGACAAAGGCTCTGAAACGTGCGCTAGTTTGTTCTGAGGGCGCCCTGACAAGCTAGCAAATGGGAGATAGGGGGAACCCCCCCATTTGCTAGCTTGTCTATCTTTATCTTTAGAGCAGAAAATAGACAGGCACAGAATATCCAGAAAATTTGACATTTTGCGACCCCCCTTATATAACAAAAAGGGTTAGGAGTCCCTGGGCCTTCGTCAAAATTTCATATGAAAAAAACTTGCATCACTTGTAATCGAACACTTCCACAAACGGAATACACCAAGAAGCGTAATGTCTGTAAACGCTGCACCTCTTTTCAAAGAAACGTTGCAAGGAATCATACGCCGGAATCCTACATCACTGTGGTGTACCACAAATTAAAAAACGCAAGAGCCGACATGGAGTGGGACATTGATTTGGATCACATAAAAAATTTATGGCGAAAGCAAAAAGGAGGTTGCGCGCTTTCCGGAGTATTTATGACGTGGCACGGAGGAGAAGGCAAACAGGATCTTAATGCCAGTATTGATAGAAAAGATCCCACAAAAGGATATATAATAGGCAACGTGCAGTTGGTCGCACAAAGAGTCAACACAATGAAACACACTTTAGGAGAAGGAAAGTTTTATTGGTGGTGCAAAAACATTGTGAATAAAAAAGAGACAGACAATGCCGATTAAGTTTAAACCCTCAGAAAAAATCTACGACCGCAGAACCGGGACAACCACCGTTGTTCATCATTGGATGAAAGGAACACCGACCAAGGACTTATTGGAAGCGCTTGAAAAAGAGAACGTCCGACCAAGATTGAAACATAAATTTAGGAGAGAATTGTGGAGAAGGAAAAACTTGGCTCTGCCAGAGAGAAGGAAAAACTAGCCGCTTATTGGTACAATCGCGGTTTTCGTGGATCGGCGCTGCAGGAGAAAATTTTTTCCGGGGCACAGGAAAACGAGTTGGTTGATAACAACAACGAAACGTGTAAAGTTTGTGACTGAGTGAGGTATACTAATGGATATTGATTTGGAACGTTTGGCGGAGCAATATCCTGACGCAACGAAAGAACTCATTGAATTGACAGAGGCATTACGCACCAAACAACTCCAACGCAATGGCGCAGAAAGCTTTCTGACGTATGTCAAACACATGTGGCCCGATTTTATTGAAGGACGCCACCATCAGATTTTCGCTGAGAAACTTGAACAAGTGGCTCGTGGCGAGGTAAAGCGTTTGATCGTCAACATGCCCCCTAGACACACAAAAAGTGAGTTCGCATCCACCTACTTTCCTTCGTGGATTTTAGGCAGAAACCCGAAACTCAAAGTCATGCAGATCACACATACAGCAGAACTGGCCTTTCGCTTTGGTCGAAGAGTCAGGGATTTAATTGATTCTGAAGATTATCAAGCAGTTTTTCCAGGGGTGGCGCTTAAAGCAGACAGCAAATCGGCAGGACGTTGGGAAACCAGCGGCGGGGGCGAAGCGTTTTATTCGGGTATCGGCGGTGCCGTAACCGGACGGGGTGCCGATTTGCTCGTTCTCGATGACATTCACTCGGAGCAAGACGCTTTGAGTCCAACGGCCTTGGACAACGCATGGGAATACTACAGCTCTGGACCGCGACAGCGGCTACAGCCCGGTGGGGCTATTGTCATTGTGATGACTCGATGGTCGACCAAGGACTTAACAGGCAGATTATTAAACAAACAAGCCGAAGACCACGCCGATCAGTGGGAGGTCGTAGAATTTCCAGCGATTTTCCCTGAAACACACAAACCTTTGTGGCCCGGTTATTGGAAGATTGAAGAACTGGAAGGCGTAAAAGCGTCCATTCCTGTATCAAAATGGGAAGCACAATGGATGCAAAACCCCACTTCTGAAGAAGGCGCGTTGCTCAAACGTGAATGGTGGAACACTTGGAGCAAAAAAGAAGTCCCGCAAATGCACTACGTCATTCAAAGCTACGACACGGCGTTTAGCAAAAAAGAAACCGCGGATTATTCAGCCATTACCACATGGTGCGTGTTTCATCCAGACGAAGGCTCGCATCGTCCTTGCCTATTACTGCTCGATGTTAAAAAAGGGCGGTGGGATTTTCCAGAACTAAAAAGAGTCGCAGTAGAGCAATACAAATATTGGGAACCCGACACCATCATCATTGAAGCAAAAGCCTCCGGTATGCCCCTCACCGATGAGCTGCGTCAAGCAGGCATACCCGTTGTGAACTACTCACCAGGAAAAGGGCAAGACAAAATTGCAAGAGTGAACTCGGTTGCACCCATACTTGAATCGGGCATGGTTTATGTGCCGGAAACGCGTTGGGCGGAAGAACTGGTTGAGGAATGTGCAGCATTTCCTTTCGGAGATCACGACGATTTGGTAGACTCAACCACTCAGGCTCTTCTTCGCTATCGACAAGGAGGGTTTATTGGTTTAGAATCAGATTATGATATGCAGGACAACGAGCCTCGCAGAATCCGAGAATACTACTAGAGGAAGGGAAATGGACAAAGGTGAAAAAATCAAGGACCAAGGATTTGTTCCTTACGCAAAGCAAAAAACCATAGCAACCAGCAAAGGGCCAAAGCCCGGCGCAGGCAAAGGTAAATCAAGAGGCAAAGGCGCAGCACTACGCGGCATTAAGTTTACAGGCGTATATTAATGGCTATAGGCGAGAACAAGCCGACCAACATAGACAGAATTTCTGATTTAATAGACTTAGAAGTTGAGTCCGGTCAAACAGTAGAAATCGAAGAACCAATGTCCATGGACCAAGGTGCTTCGGTATCGTTTATTGAAGACGGATCAGCGGAAATAAACTTTGGTCCGGAAGAAATGGACACGAATTTCATGGATCAGATTCCTTTCGACGCAAACCTAGCGGATTATTTAGAAGAAGGAGAACTGGGACTGATTGCCAATGATTTAGTCGGCGACTTTGACGAAGATCATGCAAGCCGAGGAGATTGGGAACAGACCTATGTCGAAGGCTTAGACCTACTCGGTTTCAAATACGAAGATCGCGACCGTCCGTTTCCAGGCGCAAGCGGTGTCACCCACCCTTTGCTCGCAGAATCAGTCACACAATTCCAAGCTCAAGCCTTTAAAGAGCTTTTGCCATCAAAAGGACCTGTAAAAACACAGGTAATGGGCATGGAAACACCCGAAATTGAGGCGCAAGCGAAAAGAGTTCAAGAGTACATGAACTACCAAATAACCACCGAAATGCAGGAATATACCCCTGAAATGGACCAATTATTGTTCTATTTACCCCTCGCAGGGTCTGCGTTTAAGAAAGTTTATTTTGATCCAAGCAAACAAAGAGCGGTCAGCACCTTTGTACCCACAGAAGATTTAGTTGTTCCATATACAGCAAGCGACATTGAAACTTGCGAGCGCGTAACACACATTGTCAAAATGACATACAACGAAGTTCGAGCGCAACAACTCGCAGGATTCTACAGAGACATATCCATTGAACCGTCCGAGACAAACATAGAGAGCAAGCCACAAGACAAAGTGGATGATCTCGAAGGCGTGTCGGCTAGTGGCGCAACAGAAATGATGTATGAACTTTTGGAGTTTCATGTGTCCATGGACATACCGGGATTTGAAGATCCCGACGGGATGCACATTCCTTATATCATTACTGTTGATCGAACATCAAACAAAGTTTTGTCCATCCGTAGAAACTACAACCCAAACGATCCTTTAAAAAGAAAGACTCAGTATTTTGTTCATTACAAATTCCTTCCAGGATTGGGTTTCTACGGATTCGGACTCATTCACATGATCGGCGGTTTGTCTAAAACCGCAACGGCAGCCCTAAGACAATTAATAGATGCGGGAACCCTCGCGAACCTTCCTGCTGGATTTAAAGCAAGAGGGCTTAGAATCAGGGATGATGAGACTCCGCTAGAGCCCGGCGAGTTTCGCGATGTTGATGCACCAGGAGGCGCGCTTCGAGATTCTTTAGTACCACTGCCTTATAAAGAACCTTCGCAAACACTGCTTGCATTAATGGGAACTTGTGTTGAAGCGGGACAACGTTTTGCTTCTTTGGCAAACCTACAAATCGGCGAAGGCAATCAAGAACTGCCGGTCGGCACAACCATGGCTTTATTAGAGCAAGGCACTCGTGTCATGTCGGCAGTACACAAACGATTGCATTACGCGCAGAAAACAGAGTTTAAAATATTGGCAAGGTTGTTTGCGCAATATCTACCACCAGAATACCCGTATCTTGTTGCTGGCGGAAACCAGACGATTAAACAACAGGACTTTGACGACCGCGTTGATGTGGTTCCTGTTTCTGATCCAAACTTCTTCTCAATGAGTCAAAGGATTTCACTTGCGCAACAAGAACTACAACTGGTGCAAAGTAATCCAGAAATACACAACATTAAAGAATCCTATCGCAGAATGTATGAAGCGTTAGGAACAGAAAACATTGAAGCACTGTTACTGCCTGATCCTCCACCTCCCGCTCCTATGGACCCAGCGCAAGAAAACGGTGCAGCTATTACGGGAGCGCCATTGATTGCTTTTCCAGAGCAAGAGCACATGACGCATATTGAAGCACACATCACACTAATAGAAAGTCCTGTGGCCATGATGAACCCAGCAACGGTTCCATCTTTGGTGTCACACATTTTTCAGCACATTTCTATGGAAGCACAAAAAGTTGCTGACCAACAAATGCCTGAACAGCCTATGCCACCAACAAACGGTATGATGCCACCACAAATGCAACAAGGAGGACCAATACCTATGGGCGAACCACAACAACCCCCTCCACCAAACCCAGAAAAAGAGGCGTTGAAAGCGAGCATAGAAGTAGAGCTTATGGAAACAATAATGCCTTCTTTAGAAGAAATCTTGACAGATGATGGAGTGGTACAATTAAAACAACAAGAGCTTCAGATACAAGCGCAAGAAAACCAAGACGACAAAGAAATTGCTGAGAAGAAGCTAGAACTGGAAACAGCAAAACTTTTGCAGAAAGACGAGTCTGAGGAAGAAAGAATTAAATCTCAAGAAGACATTGCAGCACTAAAAGCAAATGTTGAGAGAGAGCGCATAGCTAAAGACATGAAAAAAGATAAATAATGCCAGCAAGAACACCTAAACCTAAATATTCAGTAGACCCTTTTGGTATGCCTTTTGGTCCTGGTCATCCGTTATGGGACCCAAAGAAAGACGAATCTTCTACTCCAACACTGACCTCGGAACAAATTCAACAAATGATTGCAGACGCACTAGCTGGGCAACAAGGCGCTGGGCAACAACAAGGCGTGGCTTCTTTAGCAGAAAGAATAGGCCAACACCTTGTTTCCGGCAGTAACCCTGAATATATAGAAGAGTTTGACACAAACAAAGACGGAAAGATTAGTACGCAGGATGCAATTTTTGCAAAACAGTTTGATGCCGGACTGAGAGATCCAGAAACTTTAGAAGCGATACAAACGCAAGAACAACCGGATTTGTCTGGGTTTACAACACAAGAAGATTTAGATGCAGCAATCCAGTCGGCTCTCGCTGGGCAAACAGGACCCGATCTTAGTGGATACGCTCAACAGGGAGACATGGACTCAGCCATTGAAGCAGCGCTTGCTGGGCAAGACTTTAGCGGGTTTGCTTCTCAAGCAGATATTGACGAAGCATTAGCTGGA